GTAATGATTCATTAGAAGATGGATATGTTGGTGCTAGAGCTCTTTATTATGGTCAGTGGACCGATGATTCAGATAAAAATAAATTAGGATATTGGAGAAGAAATGGTAGTTATGACTTTTCTGCTAATAAACCTGCTCGTACTACAGGTAGTCAAAATTATCCAGCAACAGCATATTCAAAGCCTCATGTTAATTGGGGTAATAATGTTGGTTGGGATGGAAATGGAAGTAAAAAAACTTCTATAAAAATAGCAAGATATGGATTATTTCAAATATCAGATAATGATGGTGATGGCTTATTAGATGGTACAGGAGTTATTGTTCCTAATACTGCTAATACTGAAGCTAAAAGAGGAGAATTAAGTAGAAAAATGTGTTCTCATGCAGTAGGCTTAATTGGTTCTTCTGATTTACCTTGGATAAGATTTGGTGGCAAAGTAGTAGGAAATAGTAATTCTGCAATAGAATATTATGTTTCATACCCTTCTACATTTGGAAATGAAGGAACTTGGGCAAGAAGAGATACTTTGCCAGAATATATAGATACTAATAAATTAGTATTTGTATGTACAGATATGCATTTTGGAGACTATCCTCAACATGCTTATTATGATGTTACAGTTGCTGCAGATACAGTAAATTTAACAGGACTTGGCAATGAATTTGATACAAAATGCACTACTACAGAAGACAACTATTTACAACCAGGTGATTTAATTTTCTTTAAAGGAACTGGTGATTGGGATGGATGGGGAAAATCTCACACTGTTACAAATGTGATTGATACTAAAAACTTTTATGTATCAGAATTAACAGCTTCTCCAGGAACTGCTATTGGCACTAATAATTCTGGAAAATTTTATATAGGAGGCTGTAAGTTAAATGAGTCAGGCGCAGGTACACAATGGGGAGCAAGAGCAGAAACAAGAACTGAAGAAGGCTCTCAAATAGAATATCATTATTCATTAAATGATGATGATAAATTAAACGGCGATATTTTTAATCAACATGGTGGTTTTGGAAGATATTGGTACACAGAACAAGATAATTTTGGAGTTACATATACTTCTGCTCCTGAAACATTACCAGCATTTCAATCAAGGGTTGAACAATTAAGTTGGTCTGCAGGTTTTATGATAAGACCTTTTAATATGGATGATACTGGCTTTGAAAAATTACTAATAGGGCAAGGGACTTCAGTAGATATGCCGAGTTATCCAGATGCAATATATCATTCGACAAATGTACTTAAAACAGCTACAGGAGATACTGAAAACCATTTAGCTTCAAGGCTTTTTATTTCAAGTCCTGGAACTGTAGATTCTAATGGAGAAATGCAAAAATCAAAAATATTCTTATGCGAATGGAACTTTTTATATCCAGATTTGGCTTCTTTTATACCAGCTGAATCAACTAATACTAATGATAATAGCGACAATTTCCTTTATCAAAACAGTCATCAACAAAGAGAAATTTATTTTTCTGGAACTTTAGCTTCTACTGCAGTTATAACTAATGCTAATACTGCAATTAATAGCGATTACCCTCATACAAATGCTACTAATCATCCTTCATTAGAATTAGATATGGATCCTTTAACTTTTAATTCAGATATAGCGGCACATAATACTACTGCTCATGGCGTTATTACTGCTGGTACCTGGGGCACACCTAGTGGAAATGGCTGGCCTGAGAATACTGACTATGCATCAGAAGCTCCAGCCTCATTTACTGGAAGTGGCACTGGTGCAGAGGCATCATTTAGCACAGCTGATAATGCATCAGGGGATAATACTTCCACGTTAAACCCTACACTTACAGAGAGAGGATATGGATATGCTGTAACTGACGAGTTAACATGGACTAAAACATCGCCAGCATCATCTGGGGGAGGAAGTTCTAGTGTTATATTTACAGTTACAGCAATAGGAAGTAACAACTCATATAGAGTAAGAGATTTTTTAGCTGGTTTATATATTACTGTAGTAGACCAAACAACTGGTTTTACGCAAACAAGAAAAATTGTAGGGAGTAGAAGTGTTGGTGTTTCATTTACTGATAATATATGGACAAATGTAAATTATCCATTTTCACACACACCTGTATCTGGAGATAAATTTTATGTATGGAGTGGAAAACAAGTAGCAACAGCTCCAGTAAGACTTGTCAAAGAAGAAACATTAAGGCATGATGGCACTGTAGTTTATTCTAAAGACCCAACATTATCTGGACCAATGTATCCTAGCACAGGAACTATTTCGGATTTAGATTCATCTGGCACTACAGCTACAGCTACTACATCAGATTTTCATAATTTAACTACAAAAGATATTATACAAGTAAAAAATGCAAGTATTGATGGATATGATGGCACTTATGAAATAACAGTAACTGGACCGAAAACATTTACATTTACAATAGCTGCTGAAGTTAATGACGATGCAACTGCTACTTGGGAATTGGTTCAAAATAGTGAATCTTCTGCAGCTAATCCTTTATCAGTTCCATTAGATAGTCCAGTTATTAAAATGAGTTATGGTGATTTAGATATGAGAAAATTAAAAACTTATACTGTTACTACTGAAGCTGATGGCACTGATTCTGCATCTGAGCAAGCAATAACAATGAATGCAAATCATTTATTAGAAACTGGAGATGTTTTAACATATGACAGTAATACAGCTGCTATGGATGGTACTTACATTATAGATAAAAAAGATGCTGATGAAATTGATTTACCAACTACTGCTACTACAACAGGAACTAGTTTGACAAATACTGCTACAATAAATCAATGGGGTGGTATAGGAGCTTCTACAACTGGAAAAACTTCAATAGGTGAAATAAGAGCAGGATTAGCACAATGGGATAAGGGTGATATTGCTGGTAATGTATCTAGATATGATGTAGAAGATGACACAAGATTTATAAATGTTGCAGAGACATCTGTAGCAATAACGCCTGGCAGCTTGACTTCT